TCGGCGCATATAAAATAACCAATCCTTAGAAAGATATGAAGTACCGACACCTCGTTGGCGTCATCGAAGGGGTGTGGGTCTCCAGGACCGATCACCTTCGGACCATCATGCAGCGAATCGCTGAAAGGAACGGCTTTACAGTCGTGTCATCCGCCTTTCACCAATTTGAACCCCATGGGGCTACAGGCGTCCTCGTCCTTGCCGAAAGTCATTTTAGTGCGCACACGTATCCAGAGGAGAACAAAATTTACATCGACGTTTTTTGTTGTTCAGAGAATTTTGATCCTGAATTGTGTTCGACAATTATTGAAGTGGAATTTGCGGCCCTCAGAGGAACATGGGCCGTCGTCGAACGTTAAAGCAAAAAGTACCTTAACATATAATGCCCAAGAAAGACCTGGGACAGTACTTCACCCAAAGTGAATTACTCCAAGAATTCGTCTTTAAAAATGTGAAAAATTTCGGATGCCCACTCCTCGAGCCATCGTTTGGTAGGGGTGATCTCCTTGTGAAATTTTTGGCCCGTGATCCCCAATACCCCATGGTCTGCTGTGAAATTGACGAGACGGTCCAACCTCTCACGACCTTTGGTCCCAACCAAAAAGTACTCTGGGGAGATTTTTTAAAATTGAATTTTGAAACAAAATTCGCGACCATCATAGGCAACCCACCTTATGTCAAGCAAAAGTCTGGGAATTTGTACCTAAAATTCATAGACCGATGCGTTGAGCTACTGACCGACTCGGGTGAGTTGATCTTCATCGTTCCTTCGGACTTTCTGAAGCTGACTGGGGCTGCTAAAATTATAACGAAAATGGTAACTCTCGGATCCTTTACGGACTTTTTGTTTCCTCATGACGAGAAGCTTTTTGATGGCGCCAGTATCGACGTGGTTGTTTTCCGGTACCAAAAAGGGTTGAGGACGGACAGGGTCACACTGAACGGAACCGAAACGACGTACAGGGTCGCCAGTGGCATAGTGACCTTTGGTACGGATGAAGGTCAGGATCTTGGGGAGGCTTTTGATGTGTATGTTGGTCTGGTCAGTGGAAAGGATGACGTGTTCAAGGTCCCTTTCGGAACCATGGATGTTCTCACCGACAAGAATCGAATTGAGAAATTTATATACAAAATTGAGACTCCAGAAATTCGGGAACACATGGACCGCCACAAGGCTCAACTCATGGCCCGAAAGATCCGGAAATTTTCAGAACATAATTGGTGGGAGTGGGGAGCCCCGAGAAACATTCAGCACATGGAGAGCCACCGAGGCAAGCCGTGTATCTACGTACGGACCATGACGCGGTCCAAAGAGGTGGCGTTCCTAGGGACGGTTCAGTACTTTGGAGGCGGCCTATTGTGCCTGGTACCCAAGGAACCCACGACGGACTTGGGTCGGGTCATTGAATTTTTGAACAAAATTGAGACGCGGAAGGACTACACGTACGCTGGCAGGTTCAAGATTGGTCACAAACAGGTCAGTCACATTAAACTGTCAATGGGGCACTCGGCGAATTGACGCATGTTATCAATCTGCTTGCGGCAAGCCTCCTGGATCACGCGGAGGAGGGTCTTCAGCTTTTCACGGCGGTCAGGGGCGGCGTAATTTTGGTTTGAAAATTCATTGTCCCAGTTGATCTGCATCTTGTTATCGGCTGCACAGTTGGGGATATAGGTATGGATGTCCAAGATGGATTTTAGTATGAAATTACCAGTCCGCTTGTGAATCACGAGGTAGTGATACTCGGTGGAGGGGTCGCGAATAGTCAGGGCCTGAAGATCCTTGAGCCTGCTGAGCAGTTGGTTCATGTTACCAGCGGTCCGTAGAGGGACTTGCCCTGAGTATGTGAAGAGGAGGGCCGCCTTATTAAATGCATTGTCCGTACCGCCTTCAGTGATTTTCAAGTTGATCGGGATCCCATCAACTTTAAAGTCATACCAGTGGCGGGGCGGGGCAATTTCAAAATGAAATTGAGGGCCAAGGGCCTGCTTGAGGCGCTCGAGGTAGGGTCCCTCGTGGATGGCGCTGACGAGCCGGCCGTCCCCACCCCTCGGAAACTCCGTGGAAATCGAGCGGGCCGCATGGCGGATGGCCTCGAGGGTTTGCATTTTTGATTCACAATTCATCGGTCCGGAGTTGGCTTCGCCATGACGCGTTTTTTTCAGTCCCAGGACCCTTGAACGGTCTTGGGGCCGAAGCCCGTATTTTTTGATTTCGCGTGCAAAATTGAAGGCGCCGAGCGTCTAGTTGGATAAGGCCAGACCGCCCATGCCAGACTGGATGCGCAGGATGTTGTAGTTCACCGCGAACATCTTCTGCAGAGGCGTGGTCAGGGCCTTCATGTTCAGGGACACCTGAGCGTTGTCAATGCGAGAGAAGTTGCAAGTGCCGGTTGGCTGGTGCTCCTCGGGCTGCAGCGCGAAGGAGTACACGTAGATGCCTGGGTAGGGGGTGCCGCTGTGGTACACATATGGCTGGTACTGGTTGAAGTACTTGCCCAGCTGCTCCTTGAAGCGGTCCTGGCCGTTCAGCACCAGCTTGAAGTCCTTCAGAGGACCCACCTCCTGACCAGCGGCGCCCGCCACAGAGGAACCCTCCTCAATCCAGAAGATGTTGGAGGCAGAGGCGGTGTTGGCGCCGAACAGGCGGGGCGCACCCACGTGGTGGGGCAGGATGGAGCCAACGGTAGCTGGTGCCACGTTACAGGTCACGTTCACGTTGGCAGAGGCAGTGGAGAAGTTCCACATGCTGTTGGTGGCGGTGGAGGTGGTGTTCTGGTAGCACCAGATCAGCTCCTTCACTGGGTGGTTGAAGGACAGGCGCACAGTCTGGGCGGTGGCGGTGATGGAGTCGCCGCCAGTGTGCTGCACCTGCTCGATCAGGTACTCGTGACCCTTCTGGGCGAAGCGGCGGCGCTCCTCAGTGTCCAGGTACACGTAGTTGGCCCACACCTCGAACACCTGGCTGGAGGAGCCGAAGTAGTTGCTGAAGGTGCTGGTCAGGTCGAAGTCCAGACGGACCTCGTGGTACTGCAGGGCAATCAGGGGCAGGTACAGGCCTGGGTTGCGGTTGAAGAAGAACAGCAGGGGCAGGTACACGTAGTTCTTGTTGGTCGTGTCGTTGAAGGTGGAGCTGGTCAGCTTGCCGTAGTTGATCTTGTCCGCCTCATTCAGGAACACCTCGGCGTACAGGCGGAACCAGGTCTGGTAGTGCTTGTCGATGCGCTGGCCACCGATGGTCAGCTCAACGGAAGCAATGGCGCGCTCCGCCACCCAGCACAGATCGACGTTGGTGTTGGTGGAGGTCAGGTTGGCCGCCGCGGTGGCGGTGGGCTGCAGGGCCACATACATGTTGCCGACCAGGTCGCCGTTGCGGGCAATGGTCACGGACACGCGGCCGCTGTTGGAGGGGGTGCCGTTCACCGTCTGCTGGATGTTCTCCATCGCGAAGTTGGTGTGGCGCTTGTACACGGCCTGGAAGAAGGTCACCTTGGGGTTACCCGTCAGGTACACATCCTGAGCACCGTAAGCAACGAGCTGCATTAAACCACCGGCCATTTTGTACTATACCCCAAGAAAAAAATTTTGGCTGCGCGCCCCAACCTGGACGCGAATTTCTGGGACCCTATTAAATGTCCCGCGTTGCACGCCCTGCGCCACCTTCGAGCCCAGCTCCAGAGGAAGAGGAGGAGATGAACGAGGACGAGGAGATTGATTTTGGCGAGGACGATATGGTCGACCCTATGGAGATGCTGGGCAGCTTCCTGGCGACTGAGGATGGCGAGACGATCGCCACGGCCCTGGTGAGCCTGAAGGACTCGACTGAGAAGATCGCCCTGAACATGGAGATGCAGAACAAAATTCTGGTCAAAATTCTGAGCGCCCTGACGAAGACCAAGTGTTGCCAGTGCTCTCCAGCCCCCGAGGCCGCTTAAAAAAGTCTGGCCCTTTCTTAGCAATGACAACCGTCCATACAATCGAGAAGGACATAACGCCTGAGCACGCCGAGGAAATTCGATTGGCTCAACAGACCACAGAGGTGTTCTCCTGGAGCATCGAGGAAATTGAAACGTATATAACCAAAAATGAAGAAAAGGCTGGATTCCATGTCCAGGCGAACGCCCTGGCGGCCGACAAGGCCTGGGCGTTCGTGCTCTTCCCAATGGACCAAGAGCGCGACGTGGATAATTATCCTGTTAATTTCGAACATGAACACGTCATCGGAAGGAAAAACAGTTTCATCAACAACTGCCGGATTCTCCTGAAGAGGATCGACGCCATGGGCGCCAACAGACACCCCAGCAAAGACATTAATGGAGATGAATTCACTCTTGAATTTCGTGTGCGACGCCTCATTGAGGATCGCAAAGACATGTTCGAACAGTACAGTCTTTGGGCTCGGCGTTTCAAGCGCATCAACGCACCGACGTTGGCGATTGACAACACCGACAAAAGCCTGAGGGATGATGAAAGCAACAGCCCGTACCAGAAGATTCTTCTGTATCTTCTGACGGAAGCTTCGAAACTCGAGTATCGGCGGTATCGGGACCAGTGCTGTGTGCAGATTCGCAACACGCGCGCATGGCGCCCAGTCAAGGAGATCAAGGACTTTGTGTACGACTCGACCCAAAAGGAGGACCAGCCCGAGATGTGGAAGAATCTCACGAGTCGCGGAACGCTCGTGAGCGACGTCGTTCGCCATCTGACCAACTGCAAGGATATCCAGTTTCCGGAGATCAAGAAAGATCGGCACACTTGGTCCTTCCAGAACGGCCTACTCGTCGGCAAGGACTGGAACGCCGAGACCGAGCGGTACCAAATCAAGTTTTACCCGTACTGCTCTCGAGAGTTCCGTGAGCTTGATCCGACACTGGTGAGTTGTAAGTACTTCGATCTACCATTTGATCCGTTCGATGACGTCGAGGACTGGTACGACATTCCAACGCCACACATGCAGCGCGTTCTGGATTACCAGCGTTTCGAAACGGACGTGTGCAAGTGGATGTACGTCTTCTGCGGTCGTTTGTGCTTTGAGGTCAATGAGCTTGATGGGTGGCAAGTCATTCCGTTCCTAAAGGGCATCGCGCGCTCGGGCAAGTCAACGCTCATCACCAAGGTGTGCAAGCTCTTCTATGAGTGCGAAGATGTGGCGACTCTGTCGAACAATATTGAAAAGAAATTCGGTCTTCAGAGTATTTACCGGGGTTTCATGTTCATCAGTCCGGAGATCAAGGGGGACCTTCAGCTCGAACAGGCCGAGTTCCAGTCTCTGGTATCAGGCGAGGATGTAAGCGTGGCTCGCAAGAACGAGACTGCGCTGAGCATGCAATGGAAAACGCCTGGAATTTTGGGTGGAAATGAGGTTCCCAACTGGAAGGACAATTCTGGTTCAATTTTGCGCCGTCTTGCCACGTGGAACTTCGCCCGGCAGGTTTCAGAGGCGGATCCCCATCTTGACGAGAAGCTCGAGAACGAAATCCCGGCAATCCTGTGCAAGTGTTTGCGGGCCTACCTCGACTACGCACACAAATACGCCGACAAGGACATCTGGAATGTGCTGCCCAAATACTTCAAGCAGGTCCAGAGTCAGGTGGCGACGGTCACCAACGCGCTTCAGCACTTCCTGTGCTCGGAGAAGTTCAAGTATGGCCCGGATCTCTTCGTCCCTCAGAAGGTCTTTGTGGCCCAGTTCAACCAGCACTGCAAGGAGAACAACCTGGGAATCCATCGGTTCAACCAGGACTTTTACGCGGGTCCGTTCAGTGCAAAGGAACTGGAGGTTCGCGTCGAGTCGAAGATTTACAACGGAAACGCGTATTCGACCCAGCCATTCATCTTTGGTCTCGACTTCATCACCCAGGAATAAAATATGGTAAAATATCAGACATGAACCAAGCCACTGCGGCGAAAAAGATTCAGAATATTTTTCGTCGGAAGCGCGTATTTTCAAACAAGCCGATAGCCGGAACAACCGTTAAAGTATCCAAGCCGAAAATTACAGCCCAAATTGTAAACTTCAAGACGGACGTGAATTTTGAAGCAATATTGGAACACGCTCCTCGTGGGTTCACGGAAGTTACAGGCTACGCCAAGTCGTTCCGTAAACCAGAGGTTCGGTACGTGGTCGGTACGGGCTGGGTGGGCGAGGCCGAGGGTACGACAAAAATAGTTGCCAAGAAG